CGCGGGCCTCAGCCTGTCAGCTATCGCCGATTGTTGATTGGTCAAAAGCTCGCCTCCGGGCCGGCCGCTGCCAACACCCTGATTCGCATCACCAGCCCCGCACAGGCCGACACTCAGTTCGGTAAGGGCTCGATGCTGGCCGGTATGGTTCGCGCCGCGATGGCCATCGACACCTATACCGAATTGCAGGTGCTGCCGGTGATCGACAACGCTGCGGGCGCGGCCGCTACAGCCACCCTGGCGTTCACTGGTACCGCGACTGCGTCGGGCACCATCGAACTGATGATTGCCGGCCGCCGTGTGTCCGTTGGCGTGATCAGTGGTGATACTGCGACAGCCATTGGCGCTGCCGTGGTCGCGGCGGTATCTGCCGCTGATGACATGCCTGTCACCGCCACAGCCGCAACTGGCACCGTCACGCTTACCAGTCGCCACAAGGGCGAGGCGGGCAATACTCTCAACGCCCGGGTGAACTACTACACCGGGCAGACGCTCCCCGCAGGTGTCGCCGTGACTATCAGCGCTTTCGCTGGCGGTTCCGGAAATCCAGATTTGGGCGCCGCGCTCGCGGCATTGGGTGATGAATGGTTCCAGGTCTGGGGCCTGCCGTATTCCGATGCAGCAACGCTGGCCACGGTCAAGACAGAGCTCAACAGCCGCTTCGCCTGGGATCGCGAAATCGAGGCGCATGCCTTCACAGCTGCACGTGGCACTCAAGGCTCTCTCGGGACGCTGGGCGATAGCCACAACAGCCCTCATCTGGTCATCATGATGGCCAACGATGAGCCTATGCCAGCGTACGAGAAAGCCGCCGAGACCATGGCGATCGCCGCTCTCTACGCCGCGATTGATCCGGCGCGGCCGATCCAGAATCTGCAGTACGCATGGTGCTTGGCACCAGCCTCCGCCGATAAGTTCACCGGTCAGGAGCGTAACCTGTTGCTGTTCGACGGCATCGCCACCAGCAAGGTCAGCAACGACGGCACTATGATCGTTGATCGACTGATCACCACCTACAAAACCAACTCCGCCGGTGGCGCGGACATCAGCTACCTGGACAGCGAAACGCTTTTCACCCTGATGTACATCCGTCACGACTGGCGCGACTACATCCTGCGCAAGTACCCACGGCATAAAGTCGCGAATGATGGCACCCGTTATGGGATCGGCCAGCCTGTCGTTACACCGGTGGTATTCAAGGCCGAGGCCCTCTCGAAGTTCCGTGAATGGGAGCGTCTAGGGTTGGTCGAGAACATGGCCGGCTTTAAAGCCAACATGATCAGCGAGCGCAACGAGAGCGACCCGAATCGCATTGATAACCTGCTGCCACCGGATCTGGTCAATCAACTGCGCATCGTCGCCAACAAAATTCAGTTCCGCCTGTAACGGCGAATCGCCAGGAGATAAACCATGGCAGGCAAAAACCGCGTCGGCGGGACTATCGCGCTGAAAATCAATGGCGATATCTACTTCGCCAAGGGCAACTTTACCTACAACCTCGGGAAGGCGAAGCGTGAGGCCGTGGTCGGCGCAGATGTCGTTCACGGATATAAGGAAACCCCCCAAGTTCCTTTCATCGAAGGCGAGATTACTGATCGTAACGAGCTCAGCCTCGAAGATCTGGTCACGCTTGATGATGCCACCGTTACCTTGGAGCTCGCGAACGGGAAGGTAATCACCTTGAGTGAGGGCTGGTACGCGAGCGAGGGCACCGGCAATACCGAGGAAGGGAATATCGGCTGCCGCTTTGAAGGTATGAACTGCGAGGAAGTGAAGTAATGGCAAAGGAAAAAACGATTCAATTGGTCGAGCAGGTCACCTTCGGCAAAGAAACATTTAGCGAACTGACCGTCACCCGTAAGCTGAAGTACCTGCGTGGTCACGCGCTGCGCGTCACCTCCGACGGCAAGGGCAGCGGCGGTGTCGATATCGACTTCGCCACGCTGATCGACCTCGGCGCCAAGATGGTCGGTCATCCGCCGGCGCTGATCGAAGAGCTGAGCGAGGACGACCAGGCCGCCGTGATTCAGGAGGCACGCGATTTTTTGCTGAAGCACCTCGGGGGTGGCAGTCAGGAGTGACTGTCGTCGTCAAGGTCATGAGTGTTCAGCCGTCGGAAGTCATGGAAATGGATTTCGACGAGCTGAACTGGTGGCTTGAGCGCACCGAGGAATGGGTTGAATGGCAGACAAAGGCTACTCCCTAAGCTTAATCATCAAGGCCGTCGACCGGGTCACTGCCCCTTTGCGGGGGATCTTCGGCAAGGTCAAGGCTGCCAGCGCTGGTATTACCGGGGCGCTCGATCGGGTTGGGCTGCCGGTCTTCACCAATAGCCTGAAGAATGTTGGCGGCGCCATTGGCGGGGTCGGCAACGCGGTCGCTTCCAGCACCAAGAGATTGCTTGGGCTCGGGGCGACACTCGGTATTACCGGCGCAGCATTGAACCTGTTTTTCCAAGGCTTCGCGGATGCAACAGGTGCAATTGGTGATACAGCGGAGCGGACCGGCATCAGCCGCGAGCGGTTCCAGGAGCTGAGTTTTGCGGCGAAGTTGACAGGGTCGTCCGCAGAAACTCTCGGCGGTGCTCTGCAGAAAATGCAGATCAACGTCGGCGCAGCCACGGCAGGCTCGAAAGAACTCAAGGAGATGTTCAAAGGCCTGGGGATCAACATCAAGGATGCATCCGGCAAGCTGAAGAGTTCGGATGCGCTGTTCGACACCTTCGTAGATCGCATCTCGAAGATCAAAGACCCATCGCTTCAGGCCCAGGCCGCCGTGAAGATCTTCGGCAAAAGCGCAACCGAGCTGCTGCCGCTGATCCGTGGCGGCGGTGCGGGCATCAAGGAAATGGCAGACGAAGCTCGTCGCCTGGGTTTGGTGATCTCCGATAGCGCGGTTCGTGAGGGCGAGACCTTCGGCGATACCCTGGACACCTTGCATGCTGCACTGAGTGGCGTGGGTAACACCATCGGCAGTTCGCTGGTTCCGCAGTTGAACAAACTCGGTACCCAGCTGATCGAGACCATCGTTAAGTATCGGCCTCAGATCGAGGCGTTCGCCACAGCGTTTGCGGCGAACCTGCCTGGCAACATTGAGCGGGTGACCGGTTTCCTCGGCGACCTGTACGACGGCGTGCAGCCGGTGATTCAGATCTTCAGTTCGCTATCGGAGACGTTCGGCGCGGCCAACCTGATCTTCACCGCGTTGGGTCTGTACATCGGTGGCGGCTTTCTGATGGCTGTCCTTAATCTCGCAGTAGCCCTCAAAGGTCTAGGCGCGGCAATCGCTCTAACCCCTGTCGGCTGGTTTCTTGCGGCGGTGGTTGCGATCGGTGCGGCGGCCTTCGTCATCTACAGGAACTGGGACAAAATCGTTTCGTTCTTCGAAGAGAAATGGGCCGGGGTAAAAGCAGCCTTCAGCGACGGGATCATCAACGGCATATGGAAGGTGTGGACCGAGTTCAACCCGGTCACGCTGATGATGCAGAGCTTTAACGGTTTGCTCAAATACCTGACTGGCTGGGACCTCGGCGCAATCCTGGGGGCCAAAATCTCTGAAGCCGTTGCTGCCATAAAGAACGGGTTGCCCGACTGGGCAAAAAACATTCTCGGTATTGACGGTGCGAGCGTCAGCGGTGGCGTTGAGGGTGGCGCACCCGCGGCTGCTACCGGCGCAGCGGATAGCGACCTCGGACGCCGCGCCGCTCAGATCGGGCAGAACGCTGTTCAGCAAATGGCCCAGCCGCCGCAAGCAGTGAGGGTGCAGGTCGACCTGAACAATGTGCCGGCAGGCTCCAAGGTGAAAACCGAAGGCAGCCAGGGCGCGACCTTCGACACCGATATCGGCTACTCGATGATGGCCCCATAACCGGAGCTCCCCATGGCTTGGAGAGACAACTACCGCGCCGCGACTTTTCGCGGCGTGGGCTTTTTTGTGGCCACGGCAGACAGCAGTCACGGCCGGCGCCAGGCTGTTCACGAAACAGCACAGCGCGATATCCCCTATATCGAAGACCTCGGCCGCAAGTCGCGGGAGTTCGGGATTACTGGTTATCTGCTGGGCAAAGAGTACGACGTCGCCCGTGAAGAGCTGATCAAGGCATGCGAACAGCCCGGGCCGGGTGTGCTGGTTCAC